GGAGCGCCTAGATGCGCGTTAGAAAATGTTCAGACTCCGCACTCTTTCGAGAGGAGCCTGGATGCTGGAAGACGCGTAATGGGCTGGTAGCTAACCTAGAGAGTATTACTCTCGTTAATAGAAGGACTTGACCAGATCATAGGTCAAACCTCTATGTTAGTACCGCACGGGTAAGCCGGCTTGGCTAATCGGTCTTAAATGGCTGAGCTTGTTACTGCCTTTCTACGGGCGAGTACTCAGGTCCAAACACCGCTCCAAGATCACCCTACCTCTTCGACTTGCGCCTACTCAGATTATTCGTCTGCGTACGTATGTCCATAGAGAAGAGACCTACAGTTGGGGTTCACCCTCAAGACTTGCCGGATCCTGGATATCCATACCCTTTGAGACAATCTCAGGGCACCCTCCCTAGTTAACCTAGGAAGACCGAGTTCAACCTCGGCGAGGGATCCGCGGATCCGGTGTCTACACTGTCAGGTCTGGTTAGGACCCTTCTGCCCACTATTGGTCGGCTCGTTTTGCTTTCATCCAACCTCGCCATCGTCTAAGCCATACCCCTCCGCGAACGAAGGAGGACAGCTTAACCTCTGGTTTCCGAATCGTTAGACTCGGAGCCAGACCTAGGCGAGAGATTCGATCTTCCACTTCTTGGAAGGTCGAAATCACTGTCGGGAGATTGGTAAAGTCCCCCTCAGTTTGGATTAAAGCGAGCGATCGCTCGATGTCGCGCAGTTCACTAAGGAGATCAAAGAAAGCGTCCCTATAACAGAACTCGATCATGCCCATAAGGGCTCTGATTTGGTCCTGAGATAGGTCGCTGACTAATCTTGACAACCAAATCCCGTCCGGGTTCTTACGAACCGCGTTTGGGAATTTGGGCCCCGAGTATCTCGGGTCCAAGATCGATAGGAATTTTGGCAATTGCCAAGGTTCCCATCGTGATGTTCCATAGTGAGCTCTGGTCCGATCGACCTCAACTAATTTAGTTAAGGCTCGGGCCCGGAGGACAAGATCCCCACATCGAACCAACAGCCCCGCGACTAAGTCACGGAGAAATTGGTCGTCTACGGGTTTCAGGTCCTTCTGACCTTGAGATATCCATCCCAGGATATCTCCCTCGAATCCAGGGCCCCCAGGGCCGTAGTAGGATACTACGTACCCTTGGAGACGGCGAGGCATAGCAGTCCATAGTTGGTTTACTCTACTAACGGCTCGATAGCCGAACCCCAAGACCATAAGGCCTTGGGTTAGGGTAAGTGAGTACTTTCGTACTAACTCCAACCACGCGGGTAATGAGCCCGCCGCAGCAAGTACCTCGAGTAAGGGAACAGGTCCTACCGACTCGCGTCGATAGAAAACCCGTTTCGCAAACTCCAATACCCCGTAACCCTGAGCATCACGGACGGACTTGGATAGCTGGATAGCTACTCCAAGACGGCCCATCAGCTCTTGATATGCGGTGGATACTGCGGGATCCGCTATAACTATGTCATCACCTAAGATGGCATAGTCCTCGAACCATCGCCCTACCGGAACGACTCCTGCTGACCATGCAGAAAACTGCACTAACGCGTGATGCGTTAAGGCCAGCATAGCCCAAGAAGTCAGTGCCCCCATTGGTTGTCCGACCGAGTACGTTACATCTTTCCCCAGGTGTTGAGCCCGGAGAGGTAGAGCGTAACGTCGACCTGTTAAGAGCCCCATCCAAAGAGTCGCTCCCCACGCAGTAATTAAGTGCGAGAGGAGTGTTCCTTGGAGAAGGACTGGAAGCCGATCAGTGGCAGCCGATAAGTCAAATGACCAGAACCGTGTTTTACCACGGTCTTGGAGTTTGCGTACCGGAGCCAATTGATCGAATGTCCCATCCTGCGGAATTTTCCGCAAGATGCCGAACAGGAAGTCATGCAGAGGTTTCATAACCCACTGCGTGAACGGGTCGACCATCGCAAAGACACGGATTTTCCCCGCAGGTTCGTCTTTCAACCCAAGCTTACCAAGTGAACCCGTCCCAAACTGAGATTCAGTTAGGGTCGGTGCCACCTTAAGCCACCCTTCGAACCAATTCGAAAAGCGGCTATTACCCGTAAGTTGCACCCAATCTCGAAAGAGTTGGAGCAGCTCCGGATGGCATAGCCAGGCTTGCGCCGCAGCAATTAGCCCCAAGGGGCTAGTACTGAGGTACAAGACATTACTCGGTGTTGACCGAGCAATTAGGAAGGGACGAACCACCAGGGTCTTCAAGAATTTCAGGGAACTGAAATCCTCTGCGAATGCACCTATCGAGATCAGAGACTTCCAGAAGTGAGCAGCGAAAGCTGACCACTCTGGTAGAAACTGATCCAGAGAGGGACCCGAATCCGTGATGGTACTAACCGAAATCTTTCCTGGAAACTCTATAACTCGATAAATCGAGAATAAAGTAAACCAGTACCGGATTACGGTAGTATCTCCATTTGCAATCCTTACCCGATGAAGGATAGGGATTACAGTCGGGAGTCCTAATCGTCCTCTCCTCATCCTAGGATGAGCAGGGAACGATGTCAGATCCCGAGCGATGGATTGAGCGAGCGAGGTGTTAAGGGCCTTGAGCGTTAGCACAAGACCTTTTAACCCCTGCGCCCGTGCAATACGGGAGCACCAGGCTACATAGGAGATTGCCGGTTTAACAAAGCCTAATCGCATCTTCCCGACCGCCACACGGACTTGCGCAAGCAAGAACGTTAATAGCGGCCGACCTTGATTTCTCAAGGTCATGGCACCCACGGCTGCCATAACATTTTCCAGTCGCGAGGCAATAAATAATTTTATTGTCACGCGCGGTATGTTAATGGTACCCTTGGGACTCAGTTTCCGGTAAACCGGGCTGCAGCCACCCTGTTCAGGGACTCGGGTAGAGCAAGGCTTCATCCTCGCTACCCCTACGATGGGTCTTCTTGTAAAACAAGAAGACGGGAACCCCCTAGCTTGGGGAGCCCGTAACTGCCGCACCCCTCCCACTTAAGGGAGAACCACAGCAATCCGGTACTCCTTACTCTAATTTCAGAGTACGGACCGAAATGTACTCCTAGTTCCTGCTCCTTCGCAGGGGAACAAGGAAGACCTTTCCCAGTATCGACCATTTGCCTGTAGTTTCTCAACGACGGTGTGGGGTGTGAGCCCTCCGCCGTGTTGCGTCGCGACACGCGGAGATCACTCTCAAACAAACGGAGCAATACTGAGGAACAATCACCTCGGGAAGACCTAGAATACGCGATACTCATTTAAGAGTTACGCATCCTAAGCCCTATCTCAGGGTTTAGAGATGTCACCGCCTTACGGC